TCCTTGCTTGGCTCCAGCCCTGCCCCAAAAGCGGCGGTCAGGTCGATCAGCATGCAGGATGTGAACCAGAACGTCGTTTTTTTGCCGTCATCGTTGTTGTAGTCGAATCGACACGGGTACGACCCATCTGTAAAGCTGGTACGCGTGAACACGGCCGACAGACGTGTCCATGCGCCTGCAGCGGCGTTGACGGCCATACCCGCAGCCGCTGCAGGCTCGGCTACTGGCCAGTACCAGTCGCAGGTGCCTTGTGTGGCCGATTCGAAACGAATTTTAAACGTAACGTAGTACTTGTGCGACGCAATTAGACCATGATCGCTGGATGTAAGCGTAACCTCTCCCTGCGCGGACGGGATTACTTTAGCGCTATTTGTGGAGCCATCGCCTGGTACAAGGGTGGACATTTGCCATGAGCAGTTGCCCAAAAAGGCCGGAAAAAAGCCTGTGTTTTTGTTGGCCATAATGTTCGTGAGGGCTACAGTAGTAGACATAGAATCACCCACCTTAGTACGCGCTGTTGATCGCCACGGCGATCGCGCTATCCACGTATGCCTTGGCCTGCGCCAGCGCAGTCTTGACGGCATACGGCGTCGCGGCCAGCGTCTTGCTGGACGATGTGGTGCTGTTGGACAGCTTGGTCGTGCCGTATGCCGACGTGCTTGCCCGCACAGCGATAGCTGCATCCGTCTCGGCTTTGGTGTAGTAGTCACCGCCGGACATTGCGCCGATGTCAGCCAGCAGCTCGGCCGGGGTGCGATAGTATACCCAGCCGCTGTCATCCAGCACAGCAATCTTTCCGGGCGTTCTGCCAAGATCGCTAGCGGCAGTGGACTGTAGCCATGTACCGCAAAAATACTTGCCGTAGACGTTTCCGGTAAATGTGCCGCCGGATTTGTCCATCTTGCCGTCCAATGCCGACAAGACCGCTTTGTTCTGCACGGGGTTTTCCGACGCTGCGTCCAGTGCTGCGTCCACGGTGGTCCTGGTCGCACCTGCCTCCACGCCGTCGAGCTTGGTCTTATCTGCAGCAGACATCAGACCGTTGGCGGACGTGGTCGCCACTGCCGTGCCCGCTTTGCCGGTCAAGGCGGCAGTCACGACTTTGTTTTGGACGGGGTTTGCCGACGTAGCAGACAGTGCATTATCCACGTCCACTCCGCCGCTCGCAGCGACTTCGGCGATTTTATTCTTCACATATTCCACGGTCGTGGCTGCATTGGTATTTGCGTCCGTCGGCGTTTTAACGCCAGTAAGCAGCGTCGGGTTGCCCTCGTCCACGTCAGAAATGTCAAGCGTATAGTTGTGCCCGCTGCCGGTCGGGGACAGGCCCACGCCATGTCCAAGGGTTTCGTTCGCGGGCGATAGCGTCAAAAAGCCCTGAAACTGAGGGCTATCAACACCAGCCGCATCGATATTCTGGCGCGCCTGACCTTTCTGTGCGAATTCAAGCTCCTGTGCCGCGTCGTATCGCACCGCGCTGCCATCCACATACCCCTTAGTCGCCGCGTCGTCATCCTCTGTCGGGGATGCCACTTTCAGGCGGGCAATTGGCGCCACACCAGTCATGGGGTCCGAGCCGTGCGAAATGCGTCCGACGTCAGAACCCGCTTTCTCGAAATGGATTCCTGTGTCCGTGCTCGTCTTGCCAGTAGATACAGACCCCTCAGCACTGACTGTAAGCCCAACGCTCAAATAACCCGAAATTTCGCCACCCCGTGTCGACAGCTTACCGTCCAGCGCTGCCTTGACGGCTTTATTCTGCACGGGGTTTTCCGACGCTGCATCCAGCGCTGCATCCACGGTGGTCTTGTTTGCACCCGCCTCCACGCCGTCGAGCTTTGTCTTATCCGCAGCAGACATCAGGCCATTGGCGGACGTGGTAGCTACGGCCGTTCCCGCTTTGCCATCCAGCGCGGCTTTGACCGCTTTATTCTGCACGTGGTTGGCAGACCCAGCGTCCAGCGCTGCGTCCACAACCGTCTTGTTTGCGTCCGTCTCGATGCCGTCGAGCTTCGCCTTATCTGCCGCAGACATAAAGCCGGGTGCGGTCGCGGTAGCAGCATCCGGCCGCCTATATGTCCACCTGCCGCCATCGATCATCAGGTACTTGCCATCATGGTTTGCGTCAACTGCTGGCAATTCGCCAGCACTGCAAGTGTACGTCGCGCCATTTTCGTCAATATAGATCCTACCCGATCCGTTTACGCCTACCAGCCCCGGAGCATCAAAGTAATACCCGCCTTCTGACCGGCTGGTATCATACTCCGATAGTGGGCAGATGACGCGTGTATCACTGGGATTGTCGATGTTATCCACCAGCAGCACACGCGGCGTTTTCCCTGCGTGGACAGCCGAGTTAATCTCGGCAAACGTGTGTGATACCATGCACCCATATTTGTATACGCTGTCGTGCGTATCTGCGGTGCCTATTTTGGCATAGATGTCGTAGCACACGCTGTCCATGCTGTCCAACTTCGCCTTATCCACAGCAGACATCAGGCCGTTTGAGGTTGGTGTCGCCAAGACAAGTTTATCTTCACTGTACATCCACTGGCCGTCTCTAACGACTAGCGCGCAGCCGTTTTGGCTCGCATCGCTGTCTGGGATGGGCAGTTCACCAGCCGCCGACGTAATCCACGTCACGTCGCCGGTGGACGTGGACCTGATCGTGATCGTGATATTGCCAGATCGCGCCACGCCCCAGTTCGCGCCGACTCCCGCAAACGCATAATTCCCATCCTCAGCGCGCACAAGCTGCATGATGTTGCCGCCATAGATGCAGCGCACAATCGCGCCAGCAGCGTAGGCAGCGGAGATTTCGGCGACTGTTTTGTCTGCGCTGCCGCGCACGTCGATGATACCGCCGTCGATCGTCTGCGCCGCGTCGGCCGCAGAGATCACGGTTACATCGTAGTAATCGTGTGTCCTTCCATCCACATACGCCTTGGTTGTTGCATCGTTGTCTCCGGTAGGCGTGCCGACCGCGAGGCGGGCGTATTGTGTCCCGCCGCCAGGTATAGGGCTTGTAACCTTCGCCGCGTTCTCGCCGGACACGCCGAAAGAAATGCTTTCTTCCTTCGCCGGATCGCGCAGTTCGACAATCGGCGCCATCAGAAGCATATCTGAGCTGATTTCGCTTCCTGCTTTGATGGAGCTAGAAAATTCCGAACTCATCCCGACCTTTAGGCCGCCGGTGATCTCGGCATTGCCGTCGATTTTTCCGCCAGTCTTGTCGTACTTTTTTGCCGTCACGGCCTTAATCAGAGCGACCAACTTGGCCGTCGCCAGCGGCCCAACCGCTTTGTTATTGTCTGCCATTGTAGTGCCACCTTATCATCAATTTGCATCCCAGATGGCTTGCATCTCGTCCGCGGACATGTATGTCACGCCGCCACCTTCCGCAAGCACATCCAGCTTAGTCTTGTCTGCAGCGGACATCAGACCGGCCGAGGACTGCGTAGCTACCGCCGTTCCGGCTTTGCTGTTCAGCGCAGCGGTCACGATTTTGTTTTGCACCGGATTTGTGGATGTGTCAGATAGCGCGCTGTCCACGTCGACCCCTCCGCCAGACGCAGCCGCAGACCCGCCCGATGACCCGCTGCCGCCGGAGGCGACAGCGCCGGTGAGCGTCTTACTGCCCCAGCCGAGCGTCAGACTGTCCTTGTCGCCGACAAGACTTGTGTCCACTTTGGACACCGTCATCACGGTGTCGATGCCGTGCGGCGGCGACACCACGCGCACGCTGTCACCGACATCAAAAGGCTCCAGCTCCGTGTCAGCGCCGGACAGGTCCGCCGCGCTGACCTCGATGCCGCGCGACAAGCCGCAGTTTTTGGCAAGATAAGACGCCGCCGTCGCCTTAAGTACAGCAGGATCATCCGTGTCTGCCTGCATCGTACCATCGATGCGGCCATACAGCGCCTCGGCGTCAGCGTTGATCAGATACGGGATCCCGCCGTTTACGCTGTCGATCGTCAGCCCGTTTTTGCCGACTGGGTAGACGCGCGTCAGCAAGCTCGCGCCGTCGATTTTGTCGGTAAGATCTAGTAAATTTTTACTGATATCCACCTGCTGTGTGCACATGTGGCGATAGCTTTTATGCACATCCAGGTATACGTTGCCGCCGTCGTATCGCAGGCGCATCGTCCCACCGGTGGCCGTCATGGCCTCCTGCAGCAGCGACAGCGTAGATACATACTCTGTATGCTGCACGGACAGCTTCGGCAGCGCGGAGTCCACCGTGCCAAGCAAGATCTTGCGCGCAGGTGCGCACGCGGCGTTATACTGCGTCAGCAGCGCGGTGACGTAGTACTCCACGGTGTCTGGCGACAGCACAAAAGGCGCTTTGCATATATCATCCAGCCACAGCATCGCACCGTCCACGCTATAGGTGCGGCTGCCGCGCAGATCCGTGGACGTGTCCGCCACGGACCCGCGAAAGATCTCCACTCCGTCTTTTTGGATCGATATGACGGACGCGCGCTTGATCGGCACGTCGCGCATCGTGTTGGACGGCGGCAGCACAAAATCCGCCGAGTCGATCTCGCCGACTGCGCGGTGCAGCGTGCCGGCAGAGATCTCGTGCCCGGCCATGCCGACTGCAAAAAGCAACGTACCATCTGTATAGCCAGCGTACATCAGATCCACCCCCTCCGCCCGGTAAGCGTAAGCTCGCCGGCCGCGCCGCCGATCGCGTATGCGTAGTCCGGCGTCTTGCGGATCTGCAGATACGGGCTGGATGTCTCGCGGTCGCCGAGCGTCGCCGGGGCATACGCGCGATCACAGCGATAGATCTGCACACCGCCTTTGTCGGACGCCGGATACATCAGCCGGTCGCTGCACAGACCGGCAAGCGATCCGGGCTGCGCGCGGAAAAGCTTGATGTTGCTTGCTGTGCACCCGCTGGGGTTGATCGTCTCCAGCATCATGTACAGCCCGCCGACCGGCACGCTGGAGATCCACCTGCTTTTGCCGTCGCCGTATGTCTTACCGGATGCGTCCACGATGGTGTACCACCCACCAGTGATATCTGCCGACACAAGGCAGCTGCCGGCGACCGGCCAAGGCAGCTTAAAGCGCGCAAAGCCATATACGCCGGCACCGGTGTCGGCGACAGACTTGATGCGCAGCACACTGCTAGCGCCAGCCCCGACGACATCATAGTACTCGTCTACCGACGCTGACGATCCGCTCGCCGTCACGCTTCGTCCGATCAGGACGTTGTCCGACGCCGCGAGCATCGGGATCTTTACGGATACCTCGGCGTCATCCAGCCGGTAAGGGTCTGCGTTGATCGTCAGGTCAAAGATCGTGCGGGCCAGCGATGTGTCCGGCGTGCCGACCGTACACCGCCCGATGTAATAGCCGTCACGGCCGTCGAGCTCCAGCTTTCGCCGCTGCCCATGCACGGCAGCGGCGAAAGCGTAAAAGTCAAAAGGTCCGCGCGGGCAAAAACCAAGCTTAAGCTTGATCGTGCGGTTGCCAAAGACAGGCTCACCGGTCAGCGCGTCGGTAAGATCCAGCTCGCCGTCCGCGCCGGGGACGCTGACGGTCTGCGTTTTCACGTCCGGCAGTCCGATCTGCACGCCCATCATCTGCAAGCCAGCGTACTGCACGCCGCCGATTTTACAAGATAGTGCCATTAGATAGTCCTCCGTGCCTTGCTTGTGTAGATGCCGCCGAGCGCATAGTCCATGCGCGTGGCGACAGATCCGACAAGCGCGTCTCCGTCCATGTAGATCTGCATCCCTGTGATCGCGCGCTCGAGGCGGTCCATGCGCTCGAGCACGGCGGCGATGTCGCCGCCGGCTGCGGCCGGGGCAGCTGCCGTCTGCAGTGTGGCAGCCTGTGCATACAGGCCCTGCATGTCCACGCCGACGACATACTGCGGCTGCAGCGTGGCTGCGATGTCTCTGTTGATGTCGCCGATGGTGTCCTGCCAGCCGGCGCCGATGCCCTTGGCCATGTTGGTACCGATGCCCGCAAACACCGTCGACGGGCTGTGGATGCCGAGTAGCTTTTTGATCCAGTCGACCAAGCCCGTAAAGAGGTTGGACACGTCCGCCTTAAGCCGCTGCCACTGCTCCGTGATGCCCTTGCGGATGCCGTCGACGATAGACTTGCCGATATCCCAGTAGGACTTTACGTTTGCCAAAAAACCGCGGACGATCGTCTCCACCAGACGCGGCACAGCCGCGATGATGTGCCCGGCGTTGGACACGAGCCCGGACGCCAGCGCGATGACGATCTCGATGCCCACGCCGATGATCTCCGGAAGCATCGCGTAAAAAGACTCGACAAGATTTGTGATGATGCCAGGGACGGCATCGATCAGCTGCGGGATCGCCGCGATAAGCCCGCGGGCGAGCGCCAGCATCAGCTGCATCGCAGCCTGGATCAGCAGCATGATCGACTCGGGGGACGTGATCTTGCCCACGATGCCGAGCAGCGCGGACATCGCCGCTGTGATGATGCCCGGCAGCTGATCCGCGATGCCGAGCAGCAGCGCGCCCACCAGCTCGATCGCCGTGCCCGTCAGGTCCGGCAGCGCCGAAAGCAGCCCCGTCACCAGCGCGCCGATAAAGGATAGCGCCGCCGGGATTGCCTGCGGTGCGTATGATACCAGCTGCGCGGACAGCGACGCGATCAGGCTCCCGGCGACGCGCGAAAAGCCATCTATGCCCTCGTCCTCAAACGCCGTCGTCAGCTGGTCGACGGCGTCGATCGCCGTCGGAAGCAGCGTCGACAGCATCGCGTCGGATACCGGCTGCATCAGCTCGCCCAGCATTGCGTTTACGTTGTCCTGCAGTGTCGACGTCAGACCGGCGACCGTCTTACTGGCCGCCTCCATGCCGCCGGCAAATTTGCCGCCCGCGTCCGTCGCGTGATTTACCGCCTGCGTCAGCTCCTCGGCGGAGATGCTGCCGGCGGCCATGCGCTTTTGCACATCCTCCATGCTTTCGCCCGTCTGATCGCAGATGTCGATCAGCGGGTTCCAGCCGGCGTCGATCATCATCTGGACGGTCTCGCCGGTCAGCTTGCCCTGCGCCGTGGCTTTGCCGTAGGCGCGGGCGAGCGACTGCATCTTGTCGGCATTGCCGAGCGAGATGTCGCCAAGGCGCTGCAGCGTGCCGGACACGTCGTCCGACGCCACGCCAAAGGCAAGCAGTGTCTGCGCGCCGCCGGCGAGGTCCGACATGGCCAGCGGCGTGGCCGATGCCAGCTTTTGCAGGCTTCCGACCATGCCGTTGGCAGCCTCCGAGCTGCCTCCGAGCATCGTCGTAAAGTTTGTGACGTACCCCTCCATCGCCTGGTTGTACTCCAGGCCGGCAGATACCATCTTTTTTGCGCCGTCCACGACGGTGCTTACAGCTGCCTTGATCGCGCTCGAGGCGAGATCCGCCATCACGCCCTTTAAGACGGTCCAGCCGCCGGAGGCTTTTTGGGCCTTTTCGCCGGCCTCCTCGGCTGCGTCACCGACATCAGCGACGGCGTCGTCCGTCCCGGAGGCAGCTGCCTCCAGCCGCGTGAGCTGCTGGCGTGTCGACTCAATCTCTCTCTCAAAGTCGCGGTACTGCTCCGGGCTGATCTTGCCATCGGCCAGCTGTTTGGACATCGACTCCTGCGCCGCGATCAGCATCTTAAGCTTGTCCTTCGCGCCGGCGATCGACTCTGCCAAAATGTCCTGCTTTTGCGCAAGCAGGACGGTGTTGGTGGGATCAAGCTTAAGCAGCGACTCGACGCCGCGTAGCTCGCCGCTCAGACTGCTCGCCGACTTGCGCGCCTTAAGGATCGCGTCGCCAAGCTTTGTGGTGTCGCCGCCGATCTCGACGGTGATGCCCTTAAGTGTCGTACCTTTGCCGCTCAAGTGTCCACCTCCTCATGCCGCCCGAAGGTGCTGCGCAGCCCGTCCACATCCGGCTCGGTTTGCTCCAGTCTCCAGGCGTTATCCAGATACTCGCGGCCGTCTGCTGACTGCAGCTTGCGCGCGATAAAGGCGTCGCGCAGCAGCAGCATATAGTCGTCCAGCAGCAGATCGCAGACGTCCGGCAGAGTCATGTTGGCATACTGTGCCACCAGATGCTCGCCGACCGTCTCGATCGTGTAGTGGCATCCCGTACCATCTCCGTCATCGGGATAGTACGGGATGGTCAGTTTTTTGCCTTGGTCGCCCCCGCGACAAAGTCCGAGTATGCGGCAAAAAAGCCGACGAGATCGTCAAAGGCAAAAAGCCCGGCGACATCCTTGGGCATAAACGTCGCGCCCGTGCGGTTGCAGTTAAGGATGTCGCAGACGATGTCGATCATCTCGTCCACGCCTGCGCTGTCCTGCATAGCCGTCATCCGCTTAAAAACGCTCAGCGGCGGAACGGTCAGCAGCAGCTCGCGGCCGTCCGGCAGCTCCAGCGTAAAGATTGCCTTGTGCTGGCCAAGTGTAAAACGATTTGTCATGCCGTGTACACCTCGTCGTAGTAGATCAGCGTGCCGTCGGTGTCCATCGGGTCGCAGCTAAACTCTGCGTCGACGACGGTCTCCTTGTCCTTGGCAAACACGATCTCAAAACCGGACTGGTTTTTGCCGACAATGCGGACGTACAGCTTGCGCTTGCCGTCCTTGTCCTCGTGGCAAAAGCACAGGACGTATTTTTTCCCGTCGTCGTTGGCGATGCCGCCGATCTTAACGGACCGCTTGGCGGGTTTGCCGCTGGCGGCATCCGTCTCGGTGACGCGCGCCGTCGCGCTGAGCTTGGCCAGCGTATTGCCGTCCCAGGTCATAATGCCGGACTTGAGCGTCGCCTCCTCGGCAGTGATCAGCGTCTTGGAGACCAGGCCGAGGTCATCCTTGGCCGTGTAGTATGTCGGCTTGTACGACACCGTCGCGCCGCCGGAGATATATCCGATGATGTTATCAGCCGTGCAGATGGTATCGGTGTCCGGGACCGTCGTGCCGGTGTACTCCTGCACGTACAGCTTGCCGGACCCAAGCGTGATGTCTTTGCGTTTTGTAAGTGCCATAATTATGCAAATCCTTTCTCGGTGTACGCAAAATCGTACACCGTCTCAAAAAAGTGCTCCGTGTCGATCCACATGCGCTCCTCCCGCACGTACTCAAGGCCGAGCGCGTCGAGCCGCTGCTCGATCAGGGCCTCGAGATCCTCGGCGGGCTTTTGCGCGTAGAGCTCAATCGTGATGTTGTGCTCGGTGATGCCGTTGTACAGGTCGGCGCCGCGGCGGGTCGCCCGGTCATGATACACGGCATACGGCAGCGACGGCGGCATAGCCCAGCACGTCTCGATGTGCTGGATGCCATCAAGCACCGTGGAGATGATGTCAGCCACCGCTCAGCGCCTCCTTTACGGCGTCGAGGTACTCCTCGACGACCTGTTTTTTGGCAAAATCCAAAAAGTGCGTCCCCTCGACGCGCCCGCCGTTGGCCTTGGCATGGCCAAAGTTAAGCAGGTGCGTAAGGTAGGCGCGCTCCCCGCGTACATACCACGTTTTGGCGTAGTTTGTCGGGGTGTCGGAGGTCGTCTTTGAGGTGATGTGCTTGACATACTCGCCGGTGTCGCGGGGGGCCGTCGCCTTGGTCAGCTTGACCAGCTTGCGCATGGCGTTGTCCACCAGTGTGCGGATCTTGCTCTGCACATCGGCGTTGTACTCCTCCAGCGCACCGGTGATTGCCCTGTCCAGAGTAGAGATGGTTACAGTCTCGTCGCGCATGCCGTCACCTCACCACGATCTCAAGGCCGCCGTCGCGCGTCTCGTAGGTGCGCTCGACAATGTAGCGCTTGCCCTCGTGCTCGACAAAGCGCTGGCCGTCATAGTCCCGCCAGTCGGCCAGCCGGAACTGCACCGACGGGTGCAGCCCGACGGCGGCCGCCTGGTAGTGCTCGGCGCGCGTGATGCTTTCGCGCCGGCAAAACACCTCGTGCTCGCCGACGTCGTTGCCGCGCTCGTCGATAGCAATCAAAGTGATTACATCATCGTACACACGTCTCCCTCCTTTGCCGGTGTGTCCAAACTGGACACGCCGGCATGTTGTGCATTAGCCCTGCATCTGCTGATGGCAGAGCCGATTGTTGATTTTTGCCCGCAGGTAGCGCGGCATGGCCATGGTCGGCTGCTGCCGGCGCTCGTGCAGGTGCGCGGCGTACATCTCCAGCAGCAGCTGGTCGCCCTGGTCGCTCATGTCGAGGATAATGCCCTCCGTCTGCAGCATCTTGGCCGCGGCTGCGATCAACGCCGCAAAGTACTCGTCGCGCTTGGTGTGCGTCACGCCGAGATCAGCCTTGAGCAGCGCAAGCACCGTCTCGGCCGAGTTGACGTCCGCCATTAGTCGCCGCCGGCAGCGGGCGGCGTGGCCTGCGCAGTGTTGGCCGCGTCAGACGCAAAGGTCAGGCTGGTGGTCGCTGCGGTGTTATCGTAGCGGACGATCACAAAGGCCTCGCCGCGCACCGGCTTGCCGTCGTAGCGGGCGGTCGCCTTAAATGCCGTCTGGTCCTCGATAAATTTTACCTCCGCAGACTGCTCGAGGGTCGTGCCCTCGCGCTCGGCCAGCAGGTACAGGTCCATGTAGCCGCCGATGATCTGGTTGTCCGGGACAAAGTCCAGCTCCACGATCTGGCCGCCGACGACCGGCATCTCGGAGGTAATGCCGGCGGTCAGGGCCGCCGCGCTGTTAAAGGCCAGCGCCTTGGCCTGCAGGTCAATGTGCGTCTTGTGGTTGCACACCCAGACGGGCTTGCCGGCCGAATACTTGGTGTCGGCGACGCCCAGCGTGCCGATGAGGTCGGCATAAAACTCCGCACCGTTTTTGGCCGCGATGTTGAGCTTGACCACGTGGGTGGTACTGAGGTTGGTAAACGTGCCCTGATTGGTGCCCCACCACGTCGGAGACGCCGCAGCCGCCAGGCGGGTGGCGATGCCGACCGGCATCTTGGTGCCGGTGCCAAACAGGATGGCCTTGTCCAGCGCGTAGCCGATTGCCTGGCCAAGCTGGTCGAGGATCTCGGTCGCGAGGCCGATGTTGTCGTCGTCCTCGAGGTAGCAGTTGGACACAAAGACATAGCCGCCGACCTTGTAGCCGTCGGTCTCGATCTGGTTGATGGTGACGGTCAGCTCGTTGAGCGCGCCCACCATCTCCGTCCACACGGCCTCCGGCACGGTGCCGACGATGTTCTGGCGTGCTTTGCCACGCACCTGGCGCAGACGGACAAAGCCGATGAGCTTGCTGTAGCGGTTGATGTTGTCGCGGACGATGTCCAGCATCACCTCAGGGATGCCGAGCGCGGCGCCGGTCACGGCGCGCTGCTGGCCGAGCATCTCACGGGTGCGGGTCAAAAATGCGGTGACGTCCTCGCGGGCAAAAAATGCGTCGCGCTGGGCGTAAGTCATGCCGTAAAAGCGGCTGCGGGCATCGCCGCCCGCGGTGTTGGTAGGCATAGTGTTGTGTGCTCCTCTCTCAATGTGATGTGTGGGGTTGGTGTTGTTTGCGCTGCGGGCCTCGGCGGCATTGGCCTCGGCGGCCTCGATCTGCTCGGTCAGGCTCGCGGCATCCGCCTCGGCGGCCTCGATGTCTGCTGTTACCTTGTCACGGTCCGCCTCAAACTCGCCGATTGCCGTCTCGCAGGCGGCGCGCTCGTCGTCGGTCTGGGCCGCCTCGATGTCCGCGGCCAGCTCGCTCTCGCGGGTCTCCAGCGCAGTAGCCTGCTCGCGCAGCTGTGCAAGTGTCGCGTTGACGGCGGACAGCTTATTGCGCAGCAGCAGTACTTTAAGTGCCATGGTTGTCTCCTCCTGTCAGTCTGTTGATCATCTTGGTTTTCCACGCCTCGGCCTGCCGGCGCTGGATCTCGGCGAGATCCGCATGGCGGGCTTTGACGGCGGTCTCCTCGTAGGCCGGGTAGGTCACGACAGAGACCTCATACAGCGGGTTGACCTTGTTGATCTCCCAGCGGCACTGTCCGCCGCCGAGGTCGACAAAGGTCTCCTCCTCAATGTCAAATCCAAACGAGCACTGGTCGACGTCACCGCGCTGGACGCGCGCATAGAGGCTCATGGCGTCGGCATCGTCTCGATTGATTTTGATTGTGCCATACAGGCCGCGCGCATCCTCGCGCAGCGTCAGTGTGCCGGCCTTGGTGCGGCCGAGCACAAGCCGTGTGTCGTGGTCGATCAGTGCGCGGATGTCGCCGGACAGACATCCGGCAAACGCCCCCGGCTTGACAATCTCGGTTGCCCCGTCCCACAGGACATAGGGGCTGTCAAACACGGCAAAATAACCCTCGATGACGAGATCATCGCCATCATCGCGGGTGCGAAACTGCTGCGGCGTGCTCCGCAGCTGCCGGCCCTGCCGGCTGTTGCTATCAGGCATCTTTGTCCTCCTTCTGCTGACCCTGGATCAGCTTTTTTTGGTCGCCGATCATGCCGGCGGGGATGTAGTTTTCCAGCATGACGAGCTGGTCAAGATCCTTTTTGGGCGTCATGCCCAGCCAGTCACGCACCTCGTTGCCAGTCATCAGGCCGCGCACATACAGGTCGCACGCGACCGACGACAGGTCGGCCATGCTGTAGGCATACAGGCTGCGCGGGTTGAGCCTAAAGTATCGGGACGGTGAGAGCAGCAGCTTTTTGGTCAGCTCCTGCTGGATGGCTGTGGCGATCTCCATCACCGTCGAGCGCACGTAGTTGTTGTAGGCGTCCTGGTCATAGTCCCCGACGCCCAGCAAAAACGCCGGGACGTGCATCACGCTGGCCACCGTGCGCTTGTCCAGCGTCACGGCGTCGTTGATTGCCAGGTCCTGCAGCGACAGGGGCTTGATCTGCTGCACGTCCATCAGGTCCGCCTGCACCACCCACGGCTCTCCGGCCTCGTCGGTGCTCAGATAATCGTCCAAAAACTTACGGCGGCCCTCTTTCCCGGCAAACTCCTCGGCGATGCCGTCCACGCGGACAATAATGGAGGGCTTCCATTTTTCGGACATAAAGCCTTTCTTGGTCGCGGCGGCCTGCTTGAGGCCCGCGGTCACGTCGCGCAGCTGCACCCGGTAGCCGGTGCCGCGCCACGGATAGGTCAAGTCCGGGTGCAGCACAAAGTGCAGCACCTCGTCCGGCGCAAAACTGCGCCCGCGCCACTGCACGACGTAGCTGTCGCCGACCGGCTGCGCGGTTGCATCCGGCATCGGCATCAGGTCGTCCAGGTAGCCATTGGTCGTCACCGGCAGCACAAAGGCGTTGCCGTCGCCGGTCGTCAGCATCGTGCGCACGATCCACTCGACCCACGTCTTGCGCGTGGTCAGCCCATAGGGATTGATGTCCACCTTGGTCGCCAGCGCATCACGCACGCGCACGTCGCCCGCCTTGGTGTTTTCCATTAGATGGATTGTCATGCTGGAGACGCTGCCGGCGATCGCGTCGACCGCCGCGGCGACCTCCGGGCAGTCGATCAGCCGGGTGTAGCCGGGCACCTGCATCGCAGACCCGTCGCTGCCGACGATCCACCCGATCAGGCCGCCGACACCTCGCTTTTTGGCCGCCTTGCGGCCCGCGAAAAGTCTCATATCTCACGCTCCTCATGCAAACCAGCCAAGGTCCTTGGCTGCTTTCTCGCTGTTTTCCAGCATCCGAATCGCGGCAAACACCGACGCATCAAAGACGTCGATGCGCAGTGTAGGCTCGATTTTCTCGTACTGGATCATATCGTCCGTCTTTTCGATCGCACGGACGTTTTGGACGCAGTACTCGTAGGGCTCGGCATGCAGGTAGTACAGCAGGCCGTTTTTTGCTGCGGCCTCGATGTGCCGGAAGCCCTCCGATTTTTTGTAAAAATACTGCGGCTGGTCGATGATCTTAAAACCGGCCTTGCGCATGCCGGCAAAGTACTCGCGGCAAAATTTGCGGTCATGGCCGACCTCTGCGATCTTAAAGCCCATCTGCCGCATCCGCACAAACCACGCCACGATCTCGGCGTGGTTGACGGACTTGTCGTTGCTCATGCTCAGCCAGCCATCCTCCTGCCAGCCAAACAGCGGGATGTTGTCCTCCTCGGCCTTGACGGCCGCGGCCGTGACCGGAAACCAGCAGTGCGGGATGATGATGTTGACGCCCTGGTACACGCCATACAGACAGGCCGCCGTCAGGTCGTGCATCTTGGACAGGTCCGCGCCGCCATACCACTTGATCGGCAGCTTTGCCAGCTCCTCGATCGTCCAGTGATATTTCGCGTCCGACGCCCGAAACTCGGCGATGTTAAAGTAGGCTTTCATTGCCGAGGTGTAGACGTTCAAGGACTTCGCCAAAAAGTCCTTGCGCTGCTGCGGGTCGTTTTGGGCCTGCAGCGCATCGTTCATGATGTCGTTCGGCCGGATGGACTCCCCATAGGCGGGGTTTGCCATGCGCTGCACGTCGGCGTTGGTGTAGTCCACGTTGCCGGACTCATCAACCGGCGCGGCCGCGATGTACACAAAAAGCGCATCCGCGTCCGCGGACTTGATCGTGCCGTTAAGGATCTGCCTGCAGTACTTAAGCCTGTGGCCGCAAAAGCTGTTTTCGCGGTCGCCGGCCGTGGAGATGCCGATGACGAGCTTGTTGGTGTACGCCTTGGTCGCCTCCTTGAGCACGTTGTACTGCTTGGGCGACTTGTAGGCGTGCAGCTCGTCGGCGATGATGATGTTGGCATTAAAACTATCCTGCTGGTCCGGGTTGGACGCCAGCGCGTTGATGTAGATGGACCCCTCGCCGACCGATCCGGAGATACTGCGCTCTGCGTTGTTATCCAGGATGCGCAGGCCGTTGGGGTCGTCGTCCTGGGACAGGCCGAGCCGCCGGACGTTGTACGCCAAAAAGCCAAAAGACTCGAGTGACTGCTTGAGTGCCGCCGAGACGATGTACACCTTGGACCCGGACGGCGACTCGATCAGCGACAGCGCCCACGCGAGCGCGGCCGCAAACGTCGTCTTGATGTTTTTCCGGGGTACAAAGATAAACGCCTCCTTAAACCGGCGCTCGTCTGTGCCGGCAAGGTAAAAGCCAAGGAGGTTGTACACGCAAAACTTGTGATACGGCAGGAGCAAAAACGGCTGTCCGCGGAGTGGAGTTGCGTCCAGCCGCTGCCCCTGCTGGTGGCATAGCATGGTCTCAATCAGCTCGATTGCGTACTCGGCCTCGACCGGCCGAAAGTCCCAGCGCGGGTCGTCGAGATCCGCAAGAAAGCGCTCGCACGCCTGCCGGATGTCCGGGCAGGCGAGAATCGTGCCGTCCAGGCAGCCGGTGACGTAGTCCCAGACCGCCTGTGCATTGTGATGGTCGCCGAGTTTTGCCCGGATGCTGCCCATGTCGCGCTGCGTCATTTGCCCGCCCTCTCTCGTGCCTGCGCCAGCGCCCGCTCCAACGCGGACGGGCCGGAGGGCGGCGCCTTTGCGTTGCCCAGCACCCGGCGCTGGCCGGTCGGCGTCAGCCCAAGCTGCGCGGAGATGTCCACGACCTGGGCGCGCATGCTCTCGACGACGGCATAGTACGGGTCTTTGACGACGTTGGTCGCGCCGGACTTGTTGGTATACTCGGCAACAAAGTGGCCGCCGTTCCCGCGCCAGTCTTTCTCGGCGCGGGCGAGCTCGGTCTGTACACGGGCGAGCGTCTTGATGATCGGCTCAAAGGCCAGGTTGTAGGTGCCGGCGAGCCGCATGTTGTCGCGGATCGCATCCTCGCGCTTGCTCATGTCTCACGCTCCTTTTGTGTCCGATTTGGACACGGTTCCGGCCACGTTTTTGGCCGGGATTGATTCGTTTTTGCACAAAAATCGCAGGGCCGCAAAAATGCCGCCTCCAAGGTTCCCGCGCGTGCGCCCGGTTGACTTGTTCCCGCGCGATCCCCCCGCGCCGGAAACCCGGCGCGGTTGGAAAGAGTCCCCCCCGCCGGTCCCCGGATGATAAGCGCTGGAGGTCACGAGAGGGGGGGCTTGCGTCGCTCGGCGCGCTGTCGCCACTGCTCGCCCAGCGGCGTGAGCTGCTCGCCGTTTCGGTCGTGCATCGCATCGTGGCAGCGTGAGCAAAGGCTGACAAGATTCCAGGCCGCCCAGGTATAGCCTGGGTAGCGCCCGGCCGGGAAACAGTGGTGCACGGTCGTCGCCGCGCGGTGCTTGCCGTATCGCAGGCACTGCTGGCACAGGTAGTCATCGCGGCGCAGGATGCGGGCGCGCAGCGGCGGCCAGCGCTTGTCTGCGTAGATGCCGGTCGCCATAACGGGCTATCACCTCCGAGACGCCCGGCGATCTGCGCAAAATAAAAAGCGCCCGAGCGACTGACACACATTGCTGCGTAATCAGGTCGCTCAGGCGTTATCGCTCAGGCGTATGCGGTTGTAGTCGACGATCGTCGTCCGTCTGCACCGGTGGCAGTACAGCGGGAAGTTGAGCACCACCGTGTCCGGCAGGATGACGACGCGCGTCACTGCTTGGCACACTGGGCACACAGCCCGGTTGCCTTGCACTATCATTTTACTGCTTTTGCAATCCTTTTGCAAGTAAATCCCTCCAATTTGTTTGGGCTGCGTCTAAAGATATACACAACCCCAAGACAGATAATATAGGCACCTACTCGCGGCGCGCGCTGCGCTCCGGCAGGAGGTACACTATATAATCATAGCTGCCATACTCATTTTGTTTGTGGTCGGTGTCGAGGACAAACGCGCCCGGCGGCGCCGTGACCGTCACCGTCTCGTCCACCATCTCGGACTCCTCGACCGGCTTGCGCAGGTTGCGGCTCGCGTTCCATCCGCGGTCCCCGACCGCCGTGGCCGGCGCGTCCGGGTTGCGCTCGTGGAGCAGGTACTGCGCCAGCTCCAGAAAGTCGTCGTGCACATACATCTCGGTCTCGCCGATTGGCATGATCTCAACGTTGCTGCCGTTTGGCCACAGCGCGCGGATGGTGTCATAGTCACCGCTGCCCGTGGCACTGATGATCAGATGGTGGTGCAATCGTCGGCTGCCGTCGCGCTGGAGCTCCTGCGTGACGTACACATAGCGCAGCTCGCGCCCGGCCCGCCACACGCCGAGGGCGCGAGCC